GGGCGCGCTAGTGCCTATCTCTTGATAGTACACTTTTTGCAACGAGGTCACCGGTTCAAGCACCTTGACCGCCTTATACGAAGGGTGGTCAATGGTTCGCGCTGAACTAACAACGCAAACATCTGTGGTGCCCGCCAATTCGACTAACATCTCGGCCGCATGCTGTTTTGTCTCGACTAGGTTGTCCTCAAGGTCGCTAAGACCATTGGACTTCCATGTCGAACGCACAGGTACGGTCGGACGGTTCATCGATAAGTTAAGCCAGTGGATATATCCTCCGGGCCCGGTTCTTTTACTATCCGTTCTCTGCCGCAACGTTAATCGCGGAGAGTCGGCAGTAACTAACCGAAGCTTGTTGGACGTATCCCGGCCACCCCAAAACCTTTGTGGAACCATGTCTCGGAGCCACGCCCACGTATCATACGTGGACGGGTCGAGAATTGAGGTCCCATCACCAAAGCTACTCCACTGCCTAAGACTATTGGCAGCGTGTATGACATCGGTGAGCTCTCGTAAAGGAGCTTTAAGGTAAAATGGAGTTATATCAGAACCATTGTTGTAATGGCCCCCACAGGATTCACGAAAGGAACCTGCCCAGAACGATTTATCAGAATTAACCTCAAAACCGAAACAGGACAAGACCCAAATAAGGTCCTGTGCCATCTGAGACGGGACGATCAAGTCGTCTCCGTACACAGAAATGATACCTGAGACACCACGGTGATACGCGGTTGCCTTCGCCAACGACCAAAAGAGCAAGCTCTCAAGTTCGAAGGTGAAGCCGTTCCCCATACTGGAGAACATCTCATTCCGGTGTTCAGTTCTGTCAATTACAGTTACTGGCGACCGTAAGGCCTCCAATAAAGTGTACCAACATTCGGGGAGCAGAAGCTCCACGAGTGCCAAGGACACGGAGTCACTAGCGGACGACAAGTCTAAAGTCGCCAAATCGCCAGTAATACTACCACGCCTTGCGAGTGACCGATTTATCGATTGGTCATTCAGATTGATACCGACAGACTTCAGAGATTTGCGGATTAAGTCACCCGCTCCTTTCTGAAGGAACATATTGATGTCGGGCTCTTTGCAGGCACAACGATCAATATCGGCTTTCTTTGGGACGGTGAACATCACGTTACCGGGGACTTCCTCGATTTCGAGTCGGTCTCCGAACCCCGCCCACCCAGGCATTTCCTCCGCAAATAGTTCGCGGAATAGTGCATGGGCGGCGGGAGTAGCGTGTGCTTTCCCGAGGTACTTGCCAGCAGGGTAGCTGACTTTCCTTGCACGACTGGTCGACGCACCTCCGCTAAACGTACCAATCAAGGACGTTATAGGCGGCACAGCACCGATCGTGGTCTCGATAAGCGCACGAGTCCAATCAACGAATTTATCGAATCTGACCCGGGGTAATATTTGGTAATCCCCAGGGTAAGTTAAGATTCGAACGTTCGTTGCCTCATTGTTGCGCTCAGTGGCTAACCATTTGTTGATGGCTCGCGTCCTTCGCACAGCTGGAGGATCTGTATCTTGCGACACAAACTTCGTCAGGAAGCTATCCCAGAGATACTCAGTTTTCACTGAGTGATTTGGGAGGCTTTGAATCCTGGCGATAAACTCGCTCGTTATTGAGTCGGGCATCCGTATATTCTCG